TTGTCCTGTTACTGGAACATTTGCATCTCCAGGAGCCTCGGCTGTTCCTTCAGTAAACTGCAAAGAAACACCTGTTAAAATAACTGCTGCGGGAGCCGTAGCTGTTCCTGTAGCGGACTCAATTTCAATTCCTGTAACTGATACGTCAGCACCAGCTCGAGCTATTGCTGTTCCTTCAGCAAAGTTGATTTCTAATCCTGTGACTGATACTTCAGCATTGGCCTCAACAATCGCTGTTCCTTCAGCAAAGTTGATTTCTAATCCTGTGACATCAACGTCGGCATTAGCAATAATGACTTCGGTTCCTAAAACAGTATTAAGTTCTTCTCCTGTAACAGATACATTGGCATTAGCAATAATAATGCTTGTGCCTAAATTCAAAGTTGCTTCAACACCTGTAGGAGTAATGAGAGCCGTTCCAGTGACTGTTTCTACTCCCGTGTTAGAAGAAATAATAACACTGGTGGGAACTTCTACTGCATCTGCAGTAGTTGTTATTGTTCCTGTATCAGAAGATATTTCTTCTCCTGTAAGAGTGAGATTAGAATCGGCAGTGGTAACAGAAGTGCCTAATTCTGTATCGGCTTGAACGCCTGTAGTAGGTACAATAGATTGAGCTTCTGCGATGACCGAGCCAATCGCAAAATCCATTTGGTCTTCTGCCGCAACGACAGTGACACTACCGCCTGCTGAAACACCTACTCCCTGTAATGCAAAAGAAGCCGAAACGCTTGTTACAGGTATAACAGCGTTTTCAACGGGTTCCGCAGCGTACGGAGTTGTGGAAAAAGGAAAATCAGCGTAAGACATATCTTATAGTACAAACATCACTTGTGTTTGTAAATTAAATATGCCTTAGCTAATTCTTAGAATTGCACTAGAAGCATCATTGGTTGGGAACTGAATTGTAAAAGTTCCGTTTGTTGATGTCTTCACACCACCAAAATCTAATACTGCGATTGAAGCATTTACGTTTGCAGATGAAGTGTTGTAAATCAAAGCTGCTTGAGCTGAGATTGTTGCACTCGTAAATGATAAATCATCAAAATCTACAAAAGCTGTTGATGCTGTTGCATTAGTTTTGGTTAAGCTGACGTTAGCATTTGCTAAAGTTCCACCGCCTGCTGAATATGAGCCTGAATCACCGACTTCGTTTGAAGCGGAATAGGCTGATGTGTTTGCATCCAATGAAGCAGAATCTGTATAGAGAGCGAGTTTGATAGTATCTGAACTGATATCATGGTCGCCATCTAACAACTGCTGTTTGAATGTTGCACAAACTGCTTGGTTAATTGCCATGTTTTAAGCCCTCCTTAGGCTTGTGGGTCTGCTGACGGTAAGGGTACTCGTAAAACTCCGTCCGCATACTCGTCTCTACGTTTACGTCCCATTTGCTCATTAGCGAAAGCTGTCAAAGCAGTCTGGAACTTTTGACTGTATAATTGCATATCTTGTGGATTTTTCAAGTACGAAAAGGTTTCCCCAAGCACGCCATACAACAAAACTTCAGGTGCATTATTAGATATAAAAGTTGTAGTAGAAGTTCCTCCAGTTCCGTCACCTAATCGTTCAGGTTGTTCATTATACCATAATTCTAAGGTGTAAGCCTGATCAGGTGTAGGAGCGACCATTAAATAATTACTATCCCAATTAGCCCAATACTTTGGTATGCCAGTATAGTTAGAATCAGAAGTGGATCTTTCTACTGCATATTCATCCATAAAAGTTGTATCTCTTTGTTCAAGCCAAACACGTTCACCATCATCTTTGACTATCTGTGCTCCTCTTGCAAAACGAAAACCACCTAAGCCTAGACTTCCGACCTCTACAAAGGAATTATTAACGGTTAAACTGGTTGTTGCATATCTTCTCTGAGCGTCACTATCAAGAAGTCGATCTATTTGATTTTCAATGTTAGTAAGGAAAACATTAATAATAGATTCTGTTAAGACATTACTATCTACCTCTGTATAGCTTCGGACATTTGTTACAAGTTCAGAATAGTTCATGATATACTCACGGTAACTCTACCAAGACGAACTAAAGGATTCAAGTCTCTTGTTTCTGTAGAGGGTATCATTCCTGTTGATGTAAAGGAGCTATCTCCTGGAGATCCAACAAATACAGTCACAGGCTCTTGTCGAGCGGGCCTGGGGTCTTGTAATGCTTCGGGATCCGCTGCATGATAAGGAGGATCAAGTTGTGGATGTTTGGGTTCAAAACATTCGGGACAAGTAAAAAGTCCGTTCCACTCTTGTTGTAATTCTAAATATTTATATTGTTGACCACATCGATCACATATAGCTAAAGAATATTTACCAACAGCAAAAGTCATTGTTAGATGTAAGAACGCATGGGGACAATATGAGCTGATACTCTTTGAGTGTCCTCATTTAACGCTCTATTTAATTCTGTTTCATAAACCTGACTGAGCATTTGCATACGATCAGGTGCTATTTCTTGAGAAAGATAATAAGCTAGTCCAGAAACTGTTGCGGGAAGAAAACGATAGGGAGCATCGGGTGTATTGGTATAAGCACCTACATCTTCAATTCTTCCAACATAGTAATAATTAATTTGAGTATCTGTTGTATCGGGAGTTTGATATAAATTTATTTCTACGTTCGCTAAATTTCTTCTAACATAATATTGACTAGGTCTTCCTTGATCAGCTTTATTGGGAAGAGCTTCATATTGTGATCGACTAATTTTTGTAAGAGTTGTATCGGTAGTTGTGCCATCATTATTAGTTTGTCTAAAAACAGCTTCTAAAATATCACTAGCATCACTCGGTGCTGTGTAGGTAGTTGTACCGGCAGTTAAATTAGCTGTTTCATTTTGAATTTTCCAAAGATGAACACCTCGGTTACCCCATTCTGAAAATAATAAATTAAGGTTATCTCTAGCTGCCGCTAGCTCATATCCTGTTCTAACAGATTTACCACAACGAGCATAAGCACGTTCAATAATTCGATCAAAACTTAAATCAAAATTAGTTGTTCCCGAGGTAGCCATAAATTACTTCTTCTTTGACTTTGCAGCTCCGCCACGTTTCATTCCCATAGCCATAGCTTTTCTAGGGGAGACACCGCCTCCACCCATCATTTTCATCATACCGCCGCCTCTTTTTTTGACGACATTTTTCTTTTTCATCATGATGTTTTCTCCTTTTTAAATAATTTTTCGTACGTTTCTTGCCTTGTTCTGACGACCTCGTCATAATACTCGGCTGGCCACTTTTCATAATAACCTATCTTATGTAGTTTGCAACTTGCTTCGTACAACTGTTTAAACTTCTGTATAAGCATCATGGAATAGCCTAAATCGGACTGATAAGTGCAATTGTCTGTTGGATCGACTAAAAATTCTTCTCCATCAGCAGTTGCAGGATTATCAGGATGAAACCCCATAAAATATACATCACGTCTGTTATATGTTTTATTGTAGAAATCTATCTTTTCTTGAAATTGTTCAGGTGTATATTGCTCCCAAAAAGGGTCACAAAAAATAATAATATCGTGTTGTTTTTTATTCCAATCTTTCAATACACTGGTGAGATGTTTTTCATATTTGGATTTATCCATTCGAACTTCTATTCGAAGCTTACCCTCTTTTCTCCATTTGGCAGCAAAAGGACATGCCGGGAAACCTAGATGTTTATTCATTGGCTCTAAGACTTGCTTAGACCATTCGAGTACATCCTCTTTAATTTTTTCTGCTTGTTTTTTTCGAGACAAAAGTTTTTACATTCGTAGGCTTTCCGCCTGGATTGCCAGCAGCACGCTTACGACGTACTGCTGACGCTTTTTGAGAACTTGACATACTTCTTGCTTTTGCAATCGGTACGCACTTTGGATACTTTCTTTTTGATCCTTTTGATCTTCCGCAAGGTTGATACTTACCGTCTTTTTTAGGTGCACCAATGTCCACCCAACGTTCTTTCACCCATTTACGAAGACCATTTTGAGCCATTAAAATACTGATCTGATAACTTCAATGACAACAAGCACAGCAACAACAGAAACAAAAATCTTTGCTTTGTTATTTAGCTTGTTCCACATGTTTTTGATTTTATCCATGATTAACCTCCTTAAACATAAAGTTTGGTTTTCTTACGTCTATTGTCTGCAACCATACCACATCCAGCAGCGACCATTTCACCACCGTTAGCTTTTCTTTGTGCGGATACGGCTTTTCTCTTTTGAGACTTAGATTTACCACCAGGGGTAACTTTACCAGAACATACTGCACTCGCATACATATTTGCGTAAGCAGATGGGTAAACTTTAAACTTTCTTTTTGCGGCGGCTTTTCCTTTTGAGCAGAGTTTTGCCATTACATTTGTCCTCCTGCTTGTTGAAGTGGGTTAAACATAAAAGCATTTGTTCCACCTTGTTGTAAACCCAAAATTCCACCACCTAGTGGTACATTAGGTCTATATGGAAGAAGACCTCCTCCTAAACCCATATGATTTATTGTAGGTCTACGGTCCATCATATCTGTAATTCCGAGACCTGGAGCATTTTCATTTCCTTGTAAAGAACCCATTAAAGCACCAATGCCTCCAGTCAATTGATTTGCTAATTCATTTATATTTTGTAAAGCACTACTTAAACTTTCTATCTGAGGTGGTAAAGAATTTACTGTGGAAGCTAAACCATTACTATTGTTAGACGGCGGTTGTATGGCAGGGCCTCCTATTTTAGGAAAACCTCCTATTGGGAAACCTCCTATCGGCATTTGATTTCCAAAAACTGGTCTCATTTCTTTTTCCTTTTCTTTTTACGAATTGGTTTTTTCTTAACTCCGGGTTTCATAATTTGTTGTGCCATTTGTGATCTTGAAATAGACATTATTTTAATTCACTAATATCTTTTTTAATATCGTCAAACTTTTCCATAAATCTTTTTTCCATTTCGTCTAATTTAGTCTGAACTTCAATCATATGTTTTTCTAAAGATCCAATTTTTGCTTGTTCAGCTTTTAGTTCTTGAACGTCAGTATATACAACGAAAGTTGTGCCGACTCCGACAAAAATGACGCCTAGTAGGGCTAGACTCAAAGTTGCAATATTTAACCAGTTTTTGAGTTTATCTACTAAAGTCATATGTCATCCTATCATCAATGTT